GGACCTCATGTGTTGGACCGGCTCCCGCTGCATCTATAGCGGCTTGTGCAGTGGATTCATTGGCGTACTGGTTGAATACCTCTCCAGTATCACTCTGACGGAAGACTAGGGGAGCCGCACCGCCAGTCATCCCCTGTACCCATATCCTGTTGTCCCCGGCGATGATCTCTTGAGGAATTCCTGTAGGCCTTATGACAACATTTGGATCAGTCCTCTGCTTGGGGGTCAGGTTTAGAAGTTTGCCAAGGGAAGTAACACCCCAGGTGTAGCCAGTGGCCTCGTCTACTATCCTGCCTTCAATCTTTACGTCTGCAGGAGCGATGGCGGGTAGACCTGCCAAATCCCTCCGCATGGCCTCCTGCTCCTCCGGCGACATAGCCCCGATCAGCGCACCAGTGGACACATCATCTGGGTCTACCTCAGCACCCTTCTGTGCCTCTTCCATTCCTTCAAGCATTGCTTCAAGCGAAGGATACGTTACCTCAATCTTGCCAGGATCATGAAGAGTCGTATCAGCATGAAATTTATCAACCCTATGCGGGAGGGTGATAGGTTTATGAACATGATACTTATCTGGTGGCATCAGAGTCACCCCCCCGCATGGCCTTCATCATGGCCTCGGTGCCGTGCTGATCTATGTACTGTTGGCGCTCGAAGCTGCTCATGTTCTGGAAGCGGTTCCTGGCGGTTTGGCGCTTGGTGACACGCTCATGCATGAAGGGTATGCCCACGGGCTTGGTCTTCCGCATCTCGCTGAGTTGCTCCTTGAGTAGTAGTACGGCGTCAGTGAACTCGTTAGTCTTGCTCATCCTGCTCTATTAGCTCCTGTCCGGCCTGGGGCCATGGTGTTGGGGGTTAGTCCCTGTCGGAGTTGAGAGGCTGCGGCGGGTGCGCCACCAGTCTGCCCCATGGATTGCTCCATAGGCATACCGTCTGGCCCAAGTAAACCGGTAGCGCCGCCTGTGGCCCCGCCGTCCTGCCCTCCTCCCTGGGACATCGCTATGGCTCTTTCGACGAGGGCTTCTATACCCTCTTCCCTCGCTACCTCGAGGGCCATCGCCTGGTGGACCATGGGGTTCTTTCGTACCCAGTCCATCAGTAGTCGCTTGCGCTCACCGGATGCGTCTTCCAGGTGGGCGTCAGCGGACCAGTAGGTCTCCATGGACTTGAGACCTGCGGCAACCTCCTGGAGTCCCAGTTGGCGCTGTTGCAGTTGGAGTACGGGGTCAACCAGGTCGAAGCTGATATTGACCGAGTAGTCCGATTCTATATAGGAGGGGCGTATGCGCTTGCCCCTTACGGTCAGGTCCATGTCCAGTAGGTCGATGAGTTGGAGTATCTGGGACGAGGCCACGGTGGCCAGGTGTTCCAGTTGGCGGGCTACGGATACGAACTTGCGGCCCGCTGCCGTGGAGAGTATGGCCTGTTGGCCCACGGTGGAGACGCCCTGCTCCCGTATGCCGGATAGGGCACGGGAGAAGGTGCCTTCCTCTATATCTCGGGACAGCCACTCCTCGGTGGCGAACATCCACCGGGGGAGCTGGGGTATGTCCATGCGCCAGACATCGCCCCTGTCGGACATCTCTATTATGTCGCCCTGGTCGAGCTGGTCACGGAGTTCGTCGGCCCCCATGCGTGTTCCGATGGGGTTGAAGGTGGCGTCCATGAGGGCGTTGTGTCGGCCAGATACCGCCTGGGCCTGGGCACGGATATCGGATATGACGGAGTCGAGTATGCCTACGGCCAGGTTGGCGGGGTCTATCCTATCGGAGTTGGTGGGTTCCTGCCCGAAACCGGCATAGGCGTGGGAGTAGGGAACGAAGCCCCAGGTGTTCTTCTCCGTGAAGAGCAGGCGCTTCATTGTGTGGTACTCACGGCCAGTGCCTGTGACGTAGCCGGAGATCATCATGGCATGCCAGCACTCGGTCCAGTATTCGTCCGTGAGGATAAGCTCGAAGGGGCGGTTGTTGCGTACCTCCCACACGTCCACTGGGCGTCCCCTGCCCTTGCGGGACACGGTGAGTTCGTGGAGGTCCTGCGAGAAACGGCGGGCATGGCGTATGGCTATGCGGGGGCGCTTCTCCCACGGGTCCAGTAGTATGCGGGCCGGGTGGGGCGCACGGGTGCGGAAGGGCATGGCGGTGCGCCGGTAGTGTTCGTGGAGTCGCAGGTTGGTGCGGTAGTCCTCCTCGGATTCCCCGTTGCGGGACGGCTCGTCGGCACGGCGCTGTAGGACGCTGGAGTCCAGGCCGAGTTCGTGTATGGCGTAGCCCAGGTGTACCAGGTTCTTGCCTTCCTGCTTCCAGGTGAGGGAGGGTTCCAGGAGGGCAGACTCGTCCAGGATGGCCTTGAGTCCCTCTTCCACCCTGTCGGCGTTGGACCGGGACTCCTCGTTTGGGCGCACCGGATGGCGGTGGGGTGTGGGTTCGGAGGCCAGTTGGTGGTCTACGGCGTGATCTACCAGGGATGTGGGACGGGCGGGCTTGAGCCAGCCTGGGCGGGTGTGGGCTTCGGCATCGTCCCATACCGAGTACGTGCGGAAGTAGTAGGAGTCGTACTTCTCCCAATTACGGTGGGCGGCGGTCCACACCTCCTTGAGATGGGAGCGGTACTGATCTATGGTATTTGCGTCGGGTTCGTCTTCAAAGCCCTTAAAAGGCATGGTTCAGCTCCATCGGGACCAGTTCCTACGTCTGCGGCGTTGGGTGTCGGGACGGCGTCCCCTCTCCGAGGCCGAGGGGCGGGCGTACTGGCGCATCTGCCAGGCTATGCCCACCGCCATGGGATAGTCGTCGTGGGTGCCGGACTGGGCCTCTATGCGTCCACGCTTGTTGGGGTTGCGTATGACGGTGAAGAACTGGGACAGTCCATCGGCGTTGGGTACGGTGATCGCACGGGAGTGTATGGCCTCTATCAAGTCCCCCCACAGGATGTAACGGGACCCACCCGACATACCAGCGGTGTCGTAGGTGTGCCAGCCGGGGTTGTCGGAGTCCCTATGGTACAGGCGCTTGTAGCGGAGTTCCTGGGCCATGGTTATGGTAAGTATACCCCAGTCGTTGTCCTCGATGGCCCATATGGGCGAGTCGTAGCGGTTGAGGAGGTCCACGGAGGCCACGGAGAGTTCGGAGGGGTTGAGTACCTGGCTGTAGATGTCGGCGGCTATGTAGCCTGTGACGGTGTCCAGTACCACGGTCACGGCGAAGTCCCTGCCCGTGCCGTGGGATGTGTCTGTACCGGCTGCGTAGCGTTTGCCGGGTTGGAAGGGCTGGTAGATGTTGGCCTGTACGCCGTTTCCTAGAGTTAGGCGCTCGACGGGTTCCCTGGTGTCCTGCTTCATCAGGGCGAGGACATCCATGTCGAAGGCGGCAAGGGCACGGGCGGGTGCGAAGGCCTCTTCTTCCGTTTCGGGGTGTTCCTTCTGGAATAGCGCCTGGTCGGGGTACTGTACCTTGCGCTCGTCGTACCACTCCTGGTCACGCTCCGGCCTGGAACGCCATCCGAAGAAGAGGCGGGCGAAGCCGTTCTGGGGCGAGTTCTGGTAGAGCTGCTGGAAAAGGGACCCCATCTGGTAGGGGTTCACGGTGGAGGTGACTACGAGTTGGCCATTGTTGTCGTCGAGGCCCGGCTTGACGGAGTTGTAACAGGCGTCGAGGTATTCGTGGAAGTCGGCCTCGTCGATTACTACCAGGGTGGGGTTGAGTCCCCGTCCGGCGGCTTCGGTGGAGGGCATGGTGATGATGCGGGAGCCTGACTGGAAGGTCATCTGCTCCCTATTGTCGGGCTGGGAGAGGGGCTGCTGGAGTTCGGGCGGCAGCGACTCGTATGTGGCACGGGACTTGGACAGGAACTCCCAGGCATCCCTTTCGCCCTTGGAGAAGACCAGGGCCAGGGCGTTGGGCGTGAAGCTGGCATGGTGGAGAACGTAGGCAGACAGGATGGTCGTGATGCCTATCTGGCGTGATTTGGCCCATATGACCATGCGGGAGTCGTCCATGGTGGAGATGGCCTTTTGCAGATGGGGCCAGTTACGCAGTTCGACCATGCCGGTGCCAGGCTCGATCACACGAACATATGGTAGAAATTTTTGGAAACTTCGCTTTCCCATCTCGAAACCTGCGAGACGGGCTACTTCCTGCTTATCTTCGTGTGTAAGTGTCATGTGTGTATATTTGTAAGTAGATCTATGGAATTGGGTTTATGAAAGTGGGTTTATAAGTGGGTTTATAAGTGGGTTTATAAGTGCCT